TGCTTTATCTTGTTTTTCTAGCTTATCATATTCAGCAATTCTTCTTCTTAACCGCCAATGCAGACTTTCTACCCCTTTTAGCCTACGCAACATCATAATAAGTAATTCATTATAATCTCTTTCATCTACCCTTCCTGATGCCATATTACGTAAATTACGTTTTATTCTCAATTCAGGTAAAATCACAGTAGATGCACCAATTAAATCAGAATATTGATCTTTCTTGAATACCAAAACCAATACATTATACAAGTCTGGTTGACTAGTTTTAAATCCTGAATAACTTTGTTGATTTACTAATTGCTGTGCATATCTTGATGCTTGTTTTTTATCTTCGTGATATAAAACTTTCAATGCTAACAGGAAATTTAATACCTTAATAGCTATTTCATCTACTGTCATTCCACGCACAAGTGATAATCGCTTAAATGTCCTTGATTCTTCTAAGTTTTCAATAAAATCATATTTAGATTCGCGTTGTATTGCATTACTAACTAAGTTATCAACTTTTTTCTTATTAATTCGTCCTAACACCAATGGATTAACACTATATAGATTCATATATGTTGTTTTAGCTGATCTATTATTATCTAAATCACTAATATGTTTAGGTTCTTGAACTTCTACATCTAAAGTGAAATCCATATCTTTATCCCAAAACCAAGTATCATTAAATTTAACCCAACGATTCTTCCCTTGATGATTTACTATTTTAACTGGATGTGTTGAACCTGTAACAATAGGCGATGTTGCACCACCAAAATCTATAGTATCTTCTACTGATGGGATTGATTGTTTAATCTGATTAATAACATCCAATGAAACTATATGTGTCATTTTCTTGCGTGCTATACTATTATGTAATATATCTTTAAGATCAACAAAATCTTGTATTGCTTTTCTTAGTTTAGCATCAGCATCTTGTATATTAAGCATTGATGCTAATTCCATAGATAATATAGAATCAGATAATACATTATTGTATTGTGATTTTAATGCTTTATATTGACCTTTCCATGATTCAACATATGAATTAGATACTTGTCTAATTGATGGTAAATTAGAAACAAAAGATATTACCGAAGCATCAGTGGATGATGGATTTATTATTTTTTGCTTAATTCGTGTAATATCATTGGATATTTTGTCATTGAACACGTTTATTCTCAGTAATGCGTGTAAAACTTCGTTGGAATTTTCGCACATCTTTGGTTCTAATAGAATTAAGCATTTTTCTAGTTAATTCATCAGCTTCATCTGGTGAATAAGCATCCTCTATTAAATCCAACAATCGAATAGCACTTTCAATTATATTATCCGCACGTGAACGTATAATATGTTTCTTATCATGTTCCACATCCATGGAAATAATTTCTTCTAATATGCTTCTTGTATGATTTTCCATTATAGTATTTATTGATTTAGTGTGCTTAATAAACCTTTAAGTTTTGCCGATTCTATATTACCAGATACATTGGGTGCTGTATCATCTGCTTGCACAACCCCATCACTATTAACTTGTGTAGTGGTCTTTAAGTTCTTCATTATTTCACTTGATGTCGGTGTATTATGCGAATTATCATCAGAATCTTCTCCGGTATCAGTAATTCGTAGTGTATTAACATCAAAATCAAGATCAATTTTTTGACCAACACCCGCACTTGATCTAGTTTTCATTAATTGCAATTGATATCTACCACGTTCTCGCATTGCCCGACTTGTAAAAATACCAAATACATTATCTGCTGTATTAATCTTAGAAATACCACCCGAAATATGGCTATGATCAAATTCAATTTCTTCTACGGCTGAATTATGTGTCAATATTTCATTTGCATAAAACAAATGATCTTTAGAGTCAACATCTATATCAATAGTTTTCTTAACTCCTATGTATTCTATACTAACTATTTCATCATTGTAATTCATATTTTTTTACTCCACAATCCCAGAAGCGCAACGCACCCCTTTTATTCATTATTTCAAACTCTGTATTATTTTTACTATACCCTTGTTCTACTAATTTCTTTTTAGTAAACGATAACCTATGATACATTTTCCCGTCGATATAATACCAATAACCGGGTTTAGTTATGTTCACTAATTTAAATCCATTCATATCATAACTTTTACCATCACCCCACCTAAGATCAACATAGGACTTAATATTAAAACCTAATTCTTTCTTAACTCTGCTAACAAATTTAGAAAAAGCACCAACTACATTATGTTTAGAACAAAACCTAATTATTTCGTAATACTCAGTCTTTTCAAATCTATCTTTACTAATAGACATACAAGACACTAATTTATTCTCATAAAACATACCGTAGTGATATGTTGCTGGGCTAAACCCCTGAATATGTATATTATCAATAAATTGCCTTGATTCTTTTGCAGATATGCGTTTTATAACGCACTTTCTAGCACCTATGCGCTTATTACTAGCTAATAACTTGTATAATAACATATTTTTACATTGCTCTTGTTTATTAAACCATTCATAATCTAATATAGTTAATAATGTTATTCCTTGTTTTTGACACTGAATAAACTTATTCTGATGATAATATATATCCGGATTACGAAGATCACTATGCCAATATACACCACATACCTCAATCCCTAATTTAACATCAGGCAAATATATATCAATTTCTTTTGGTGATATTATATCCCTAGTGTTTTCTACAATTTCTTTATTATAAATTGTTTTAATATACTCTATTATATCTTTTTCTACAGTACTTTGTCCACCATAATTAGCAGTAGGATAACATTTAGGACACAATGGTAATTTATTAAAAACATGACTTTGAAAAACATTATTACACTCTGTGCATTTCCAGTCTTTTACTTCTCTAACTTCATTATATTCATCAAACGTGAACTCTGGAATAGATCTATCTCTAACTTCATGAACTAACCTGTCAAAAAACGTTCTTTTTTTTGTTTGCGCTCTAGACACAAGATTCTCTTTTATTTGTCCTGGGTTTGCTACTCCATACTTTTTTAGACAAGTTTCTTTAAATTGATCTTTATACTTATGTGTTTTTGAATAATGTGATACTCCATATTTTTTTAGACAAGTTTCTTCTCGTTTATTATTACGTTGCTTAGAAGTGGCATTACATTTTCTACTACAAAAATCACGATATCCTCGTCGGATATCTAAAAATTGAACTTCGTTGATTCCGCAATTTTTACACAACGGCTTTTCACTATGATGTAATATAAGATATAATTTTTCCGAAAAAGAATCACCATTATTACTATTCATTACATATTGAAAAAAATCAGGCGTTTTACGTTTAACAGCGTTATATAATCCTCTAGGATTATCCTTATAATTTTTCAACCAATAATTTATCTCCGACTTGTAATCCATTATTTATATCCTTTAATCCACTATTGGTTGGGAACTTATGTTTGGCTGAGCATTCTATTACTTTACCTGATTTAGTAGTAATCCGGTATACATCCTGTTCTGTTATATTATAAACTTTATCTACTTTTACATATGTTGTGGCATTTTTAATATAATCACCTACATTGATATCTTGTATTTGTATATTACCTTTTTGCTTATGAGTAACTATTGTGTCTAATGCAAGGCAACGATTCAATTGCGATGCACTAACCATAATAATACCTAGCTCCTTTCCCAAATTTCTTATTTCTTCACTAACATATTTATCCTTTACAAATAAATCATTAGGACTAACTTTAGCAGTAATAGGCATAAGAAGATCCAAATAATCAATACACATAGCATCTATTTTAATGCCTGTCTGAACCTCCAATTCTTTAACATATGCACGAACATCATTCACTGTGCTTTGTGCAGGAAGATACTTAATACGTAATTCTCCGGCCTTTTTAGCCATCAATTTAACTTTCATTTCTACATTATCAATATCTCTGAAAATATCCTTAGATGCCGTATTAGTCATCATTGCATCCATTCGCATACTACATAAATCTTCACTAAGTTCTAATGTGATAAAAGCACAATTTAATCCTTGTTGTACCCAATTAACCATAAGGTTTTGCATAAACAATGATTTACCAGAACCAGACCCACCAGCAAATATTTCTAATTCACCTTTATTAAATCCACCATATAATTTCTTATCTAATGCAGGCCATCCAGTGCTCGTTTGCCCGTTATTTGACTTAATCGCTTCTAATCGTGTTCTAGGATCTTCAAAATAATCTGTACCCATATCCTTAGTAAGACTAATCTGAACCGCATCTTT